TTGATTATATAGAGCATGTAATGGTGGGTGAAGTTCCAATTCGTTTCAATCAACATCAGCAAAGACTTTATTTGGATATGGATTGGAATAATAAAATGAGTGTAGATGAGTATATTATAATTGAGTGTTATAGGAAGCTTGATCCAACAGAATTTACAGATATTTACAACGATATGTACTTGAAAAGATATGCGACTGCTCTTATCAAAAGACAATGGGGCGCAAATCTATCTAAGTTTAGTGGTGTTGCTATGCTTGGTGGTGTCACAATGAACGGTGAAACTATATATACTCAGGCAATCGAAGAAATTGTAAAGTTAGAAGATCAAATTCAATTACACTTTGAGTTACCAGTTAACTATATGATAGGATAGTTTTATGGCAGTCAATGCAGCATTTCATACAAGTAACTTTGCATCTATAGCAACTGAAAGAAATCTTTATTCAGACTTAGTAGTAGAAGCAATTCAGATTTATGGCCACGATATTCATTATCTTGATAGAACTATTATTGCAGAAGATACTACTTTTGGTGAAGATGCACTTTCAAAATTTCGTCAGTCGGCTAAGATTGAAATGTATGTTGAGAATGCAGAGGGTGGATATCAGGGAGAGAAAGAACTTATGTCTAAGTTTGGGTTGCAAAACCTGAGCGAGATTACCTTTGTTGTTTCTAAAACTAGATTTCAAGAGCTCACAAAGCAATTTACTATAGAAGATGAAACAGATACTACAGGTGGTTCTATTCTACTAGAGTCTGAAGATATTGATACGTCAGCTTACTCTGCTGTATTTGAAGGTTCTGATTTTTATCTCCTCAACGAGACTGATGCAACAGATTCAGATAGGCCGTTAGAGGGAGATTTAGTTTATCATCCAATACTTAAAAAATTATTTGAGGTAAACTTTGTTGATCATGATGAACCGTTTCATCAATTAGATAATAATCCAGTATACAAATTACAGTGTCGCACATTTGATTATAGTTCGGAACGTCTAGACACTGGAATTACTGTAATTGATGAAATAGAAGATTCTCTGTCTGTAGATTCATTGGTATATCAAATCGCTCTGGAACAGTCAGCTGCTGTCAATGAACAAATAAGAATACATGATACAACAACTACTAGAGGCTTGTTATTGGATGAGACTGATAGCGACAATATTATATTTGAGGATGATTCAACTTCTGTCGGTGAAAGTATACTTCTTGAAACTGGGGAGTGGTTACTTACGGAAGACTATATAATAGGTGACGGTAGTAGAACTACAGCAACTCTAGACGCATCTGCACAGAATGAATTGTTTGATGAGCTGGATGATACAATATTAGATTTCACTGAAAAGAATCCGTTTGGTGACGTAGGGAGTGTGGGATAATGTTTAAAAAGGGGAATATATTATGTTAGGAACTCAGTTCTATCATGAAACAATTAGAAAGGTTGTTGTAGCATTTGGAACAATGTTCAATAATATTCAATTAGTTCGTAAAGACAATACTGGAAAAATAGTTCAGTCAATGAAGGTTCCATTGGCATACGGACCAAGGCAAAAGTTTTTGGTTAGACTTGCAGAAGACCCTGATCTAACGAAACAAGTTGCAGTTACTTTACCAAGAATTGGTTTTGAAATTGGTGGGTTATCTTACGATTCTACAAGAAAATTGAATCGAGTTCAGAAATTTAAGAAGGTTAAATCAGGAACTACAAAAAAACTTGACATGCAATATATGCCTGTTCCTTATAATCTTGATTTTATTCTATATGTTCTTGCAAAAAATTCAGACGATTCTTTACAAATAGTTGAGCAAATTCTACCATATTTTCAGCCAGACTATTCTATAACTCTCAATGATATTCCAGAGATGGATAATAAAAGAGATGTTCCTATTATATTGAATGGTATTACTTATGAGGATGATTATGATGGTGATTATAGTGCTAGAAGGTCTTTAATATACACTCTAAACTTTACGGCAAAGTTTTATCTTTATGGTCCTGTTACTGCTCAGGGTGTTATCAAAACTGTTCAAGTCGATCAATATGCTGATCTTCCTGATAATATTCCAGCTAGAGAACAGAGGCTTGTAGTTCAACCTAATCCTGTTAGTGCTGATGCTGATGATGATTTTGGATTTAGTGAGACAACCTCATTTTTCCAAGATGCTAAAACTTTTGATCCAGTGACGGGAACAGACAAGTAATAGAGAATAATTATGAATGATAAAATTGATAAGGCCTTAGGTATAGTAGAAGAACTTCCATCTAAAATTATAAAACAAGAAGTAACGCCTCCTCAAGAATCTTGGAGCGATACTAATGATAATGACATTGAAAAAGACTATGAGTATCAGAGAGCTAATTTTTATCGTTTAGTCGAGAAAGGTTCAACTGCGATTGACGGTATCCTTGAATTGGCAAAAGAATCAGAACATCCACGAGCATACGAGGTCGCCGGAAACCTAATCAAGCAAGTTTCTGAAGTAACTGAAAAACTTGGTGACTTACAGGAGAAGATGAGAAAACTTAAAGAGGTTCCAAATACCGCACCGAAGAATGTTACCAATGCATTGTTTGTAGGGAGCACTGCTGAATTGCAAAAAATGTTAAAGGAAAAATAATTATGTGGAAGTGGATTAAAAATATCTTCAAAAGAAAAATAAATAGACGAACGCCAAAAATTTAGGAATATTATTCATGACAGAACAATCAGTCTATTTGGGTAATCCTAATTTGAAAAAGGCCAATGTTGCTCAATCATGGACAAAGGAAGAGCTTAAAGAATATCAGAGGTGTATGAAAGACCCTCAATATTTTATAGAAGAATATATTAAGATTATTTCTCTTGATGAAGGACTTGTGCCATTTAAACTCTATGATTTCCAGAAGGAGATGATTGGAACATTTCACAGTAATCGTTTCACTATCTGTAAATTACCCAGACAGTCAGGAAAATCTACTACTATCATTGCGTATCTGCTTCACTATGTTTTATTCAATCCAAATGTAAATGTGGCAATTCTTGCAAATAAAGCTGCAACTGCGAGAGACTTACTTAGTAGACTTCAACTTGCATATGAACATTTACCAAAGTGGTTACAACAAGGCGTTATGTCTTGGAATAAAGGCAGCTTGGAGTTAGAAAATGGATCAAAAATACTTGCTAGTTCTACTAGTGCTAGTGCCGTTCGTGGCGGCAGCTATAACATTATATTTTTAGATGAGTTTGCATATGTTCCACAAAACGTTGCAGAGCAATTCTTTAGTTCGGTGTATCCAACAATTTCATCTGGTAAGACAACTAAGGTAATGATTGTTTCTACACCACATGGTATGAATATGTTCTACAAGTTATGGGTAGATGCAGAGGAAGGTCGTAACACTTATGTTCCTATTGAGGTTCATTGGAGTGAGATTCCCGGCCGTGATGAGGAATGGAAAAAGGAAACAATTAGAAATACTTCAGAGGCTCAGTTTAATACAGAGTTTGAGTGTCATTTCTTAGGGTCAATTGACACTCTCATTTCGCCAGATAAAATTAGACATTTGACCTATCGTACTCCCAAAACAACTAATGCGGGACTAGATGTGTATGAGAACCCAGTAGAAGGTCATACGTATATGATGTGTGTTGATGTTGCAAGAGGAGTGTCAAATGATTACTCAGCATTTATTGTTGTTGATGTAACGAGTATTCCCTATAAACTTGTATCAAAATATAGAAACAATGAAATAAAACCAATGATATTCCCATCTAAAATACACGATATCGCAAAAGCATATAATAAGGCTTTTGTTCTTATCGAAGTGAATGACATAGGAGAAGCAGTTGCTAACTCTATGCAGTTTGATTTGGAGTATGACAACCTAATGATGGCTTCCATGCGTGGACGGGCGGGACAAGTCCTTGGAGCAGGGTTCTCAGGGGGCAGAGCTCAATTGGGGGTAAGAACGACTAAAGCTGTAAAACGTGTTGGATGTTCTAATCTAAAACAATTAATTGAGGATGATAAACTAATTGTAGAAGATTTAGATATAATTAATGAATTATCAACATTCATTATTAAGGGTCAATCCTTTGAGGCAGATAGTGGTGCAAATGATGATTTGGTTGCATGTTTGTTTATATTTGCATGGGCAACAGATCAACAATACTTTAAGGAATTATCTGATTTAGACGTTAGGGCCACTATGGTAAGAGAGCAACAGGACGTACTTGAACAAGACATGGCTCCTTTTGGATTTATTATTGATGGATTAGAGGATGATAATATAGGAGAAATGGTAGATGAATATGGAACTAAATGGAGTCCTATAGTAAGAGACTATAAGAATAATTGGTAGATTGTTAAAATCTTTAAACTTATAGATACTATGTGTATTGAGGATTAGATATGATTATAAAGAAATTCAATTAGATCGTTGTCTAATTTAATAAAACAGTTAGAGCAAACAACGGTAGATTTTTTAATCAAATCAAGAGTTTCTTTACGACTAACCTCATTCATTCCTTTACGTTTAGTTAATTTTCTTATTTTATTATTGTGGGGGAAAAATTTAAGGCATACGGTTTCGCTTTCACCACAGTGTTCGCAACACATATCTGCTAGATATTTATTTAGCCATACAATTCGTTGCCTATAATTTCTACGGGCAACCTTTTTTATGGTTTCTTTATACTTTTCATAATGAGTTTCCATAATATTATTTATAAGAGTCAACACATATAAAAATAGAGTTTAGGAATCGTTTTTTTATAAATATTCGTAATGAAAGAATAACTCTAATTTTTATAGAGTTGCATCATCTTCAGACGCAAGGAGTACAAATAATGGGATTTCTAGTTTCACCCGGCGTACACGTTAGAGAGATCGATCTTACAAATATCGTTCCTGCTATTCAAACCACTATTGGTGCGGTAGCGGGGCCATTTTATAAAGGTCCAGTTGGAAGTGTCACAAATATTAGTTCAGAAGCAGAATTACTATCAATTTTCGGTAAACCAAATTCAAGTAACTTTGAATATTGGTTTACAGCTGCAAACTTTTTGCAGTATTCAAATGCACTAAAAGTTGTTCGTGCTGAGTCAGCGCTTTTAAATGCTGGTTCAGAAATTGGACTTTTGATTAGAGATAACGATCACTATACAGGTTCGTATAGGGATGGACAAGGTAGTATTGGTCCTTGGGTAGCTAGAAGTGCTGGTGATTGGGGTAATTCAGTTAAAATTTCTATTTGTGCAACCGCAACAGCATATGAACAGAATATAACTGGTGCAAACCAAGTAAACGGTGAAGTTGCGTCAGGTGGAACAGTAGTTACAGTTGATGATGTCGATCTTGCAAGTAATGTAGTAAATGTTGGTGATATGGTTTCCTTCTTCACCGATAGTGGATTTGGTACATTTGCAACTGGTCATTCAGGCAAAGAATACGAAGTTGTTAGTAGAGATACCGCAGCAGATACGATTACCATTAGAGAAAAAGATAATCCAAATGGAACAGGATTGGCTGCTGTTCTCGCAACTAATTCATACATTCGCCGCCGGTGGAAATTCTATGATTTATTCGATACTCCTCCTGGCACATCTGAGTGGTCAACGCAAGAGGACAGAGGTACAGCTGATGAGATGCATATTGTTGTATACGATAGTACTGGTAAAATTTCTGGTTATGCTGAAGGTGTTGCTGGACAAAGAACTCTTGCAGCTCTTGAAATTTATTCAGCACTTTCTAAAAATCCGAATGCTAGAACAGTGCAGGGTGGTACAAACTACTATGCAGATATAATCTATATACAATCTCCTTACATTTATTGGATGGATCATTTACCAGCTGGAACAAATTGGGGTTCTGATCTAGATGCTAGTAATAATGTTATCTTGAACGCAACTGATGCAACTGGTTCTAACGAAGGTGACGCTGTTATTGACGAAACAGATGGTGATAATATAATTTTAAATACAAACGCTGGTACATATACAGCTGTTGATTCACCAACATATGATGCTCTTACAGGTGGTACAGATGATTATGCCTTAACACTTGGTGAGAAGAGACTTGCATATGACTTATTTGCAAATACAGAACTGTTAGACATAAACTTTGTTCTTGGTGGACCTTCTGCTACAGTTGATGGCACTTCTTTCGGCACTGCCGGAGATGAGTTTGACACGCATGGTACAATGATTACTGATCTTGCAGAACTTAGAAAAGACTGTGTTGCGTTTATATCGCCTGCTCGTCAATCGGTTGTAAACGTTCAAAATGACAATGTTCAAACTTCAAATATTAAAGCTCAGTTTGACACTCTGCCGTCATCTTCATATGTGGTTTACGATAGTGGTTACAAATACATGTATGACAAATACAATGATGTGTATCGTTATGTTCCTCTGAATGGTGACATTGCTGGTTTGTGTGCATATACAGATAAGGTTGCTGACCCTTGGTGGTCGCCTGGTGGTTATAATCGTGGTAATATTCGTGGTGCTATATCACTTGCATACAATCCACTACAAGCAAACAGAGATATTTTATATCGTGCTAGGGTCAACCCTGTTGTTGACTTCCCTGGCCAAGGTGTTATTTTGTTTGGTGATAAAACTGCACTTACAAAACCAAGTGCGTTTGACAGAATTAATGTTAGACGATTGTTCTTAGTTCTAGAAAAAGCAATCGCCACTGCTGCTAAATATCAACTCTTTGAATTCAACGATGAATTCACAAGAGCACAATTTAGAAACATGGTAGAGCCTTTCTTGAGAGATGTTCAAGGACGCCGAGGTATTTTTGATTTTGAGGTGATTTGTGATGGATCAAATAATACTGGTGAAGTAATTGATAGAAACGAATTTATTGCAGATTTATATATCAAACCAGCACGATCAATCAACTTTATTACTCTTAACTTTATTGCTGTTAGAACAGGTGTTGAGTTTAGTGAAGTTATTGGTAAATGGG